TGAATGGTATGAATCCATGTCACTAAACATTAATGACATATATGGTCCAGGCAAACCACCACCAGCAGCATGGAAATATGCTGCATCACCTGAAGGTATGATTCATTCTAATTATGGTTATTTAATTTGGCATAAAGATAATGGTAATCAGTATGACAATTGTCTACAAGAATTAAAAGATAATCCTAATAGCCGTAGAGCTCTTATGGTATATCAGAGACCAGAGATCTGGGAAGAGTATGATCTTATGGCTATGTCTGACTTTATATGTACTAACTCAGTGGCTTATTATATACGCCATGGTAAATTAGATTGCTCAGTGTCTATGAGATCTAACGATGTTGTGTATGGATATAAGAATGATTATGCATGGCAACACTATGTATTGCTCAAGTTAGCAAATGATCTTGGTGTAGAAGCTGGTAAAATGATATGGCAAGTACAGAACTTACATGTATATGAAAAGCATTTTGATTTAGTCAAGCCAGTAATGAGATGAATAAATGGCTTAACGAAGAAGCATTAGATGTGCTAGTTAATTATTATTATCCTAAAGCTGGATGGCTGCAGGATAATGTTAATTGGGGACCACTAGATTACGAAGGACCCGAAGCTAACTCTATTATAGATGATCCTCTATTACAGAAGATAGACATCTACGATTGTAAGACAAGGAATGCCGCTGGCTTTTCTAATGTATTACAAGACTTACGATTTGGTTCTAAGACTCCTAAGTGGAGATGGCAGAATGAATTCAGAAGAGGTATCAATACTGGTAATGATGACATCACATGGGGTTTATCCACATGGTTTTTTGTTATGATGTGTCATCGTATTACAGGTAGTGGTGCATCATTTGAGAATGACCATGGATACCGTAATAACATTATACAGTATTGGGGCACACAATTTAAAAGTATAGAAGAGATGTGTGAAGACATGATCAAGATGAAAGAGAAAGGACCGATCTTTACTTCTATTGGTAACCAACCACCAGCACCTAAAAAAGGTTTTAGCAATGTAGACTTTATGACAAAAGAATTACCTAAGCTAATATATGAGTTTACTGATTGGATATTATATGATAAGTATTCAGGTAAAGAAAAGAAAGGTCATAAAGATATTGTAGATTTCTTGAATGAACATAATAAGAAAGCAGGTCATAGGAAGTTCAACTTTCAATATGCAGCATTCTCTATGGATTGTTCAGACTATTTTCCAGGTTCAGTAGATGTAGATTCACATACATATTTAGGTAACAATGCAGTTCGTTGTATGAAGAAGTTATCCACAGGATATAAGCCAGATGAGTTTATGAATATATTAAGAGAGCGCACAGGTGGTAAACCTAAGGATCTTGAAGATGTGATGTGTGACTTTGTGAGGTTTGGTCAGAACTATGTACCAAGAGGTAACGGTACATTTGACCACATTACAAGTACTATAACTAATAACAGCGGTTGGGTTTCTGGCTGGAAACAAAGACAAGGAACACCTCCCGATACTAATACACTACCAATATAATGCCACATAACAATCATGTAGAAGATGGATTTAATGTTGACGTCGGTATGATGCAACCAGATGAAGCTAAGAATTATTACTTAGATCTTGCAGGAGATTGGGAAGATCCTAATCCTCCACCACGTATTGTAATGCACGAAAGTATTCGTGTTGTACGTGATGATGACTTAGTTGGATCGAAGGTTCGTGGTGGTGATTGTTTAATGTCAAGTGTTAAAGAAGATACTATTGTGTACGTTCAACCAAGGACTGGTTTAGCTGGTGTAAGTATATTAGATGTGGCGAAGAGACATAACAAAGCTGTACGCTTATTCATGCCATCATCTAAAAGAATATCATCTCACCAAGCATGTTGCATAGAGCAAGGAGCAGAAGCATCCTTCCATAGAATTGCAGCCATGCCAAACCTAAACCTAATTGCTAAGAAGTGGGCTGATGAACATGACAATGCATTCTTTGTTCCCCTAGGACTGAAACACAAATTAGTTACAGCAGGTATGGTAAAGGTTGCCAGTAAGATTAAAGAACCTGAAGTTGTATATGTTGCTACATCAACTGGTGTATTGACAAGATCATTACAGATAGCTTGGCCGAATGCTGAGTTTGTATCTGTAGCGGTAAGTAGAAATATGAAAGCAGGTGAATTAGGTAGAGCTCAGGTTATATCTGAGAGGAAAGCATTCACGGCTTCAGAGAGTAAAGAGAACTTACCACCATTTCCTAACATAGCAACGTATGATGGTAAGGTATGGAAATTCATTCCAAAGTATTCTGGTAAAGATATACTATTTTGGAACGTAGGTAAAGAACCTACATTGACAGATGAAACATTATATGAAACAGATAGCTACAGAGATTGGGATAAGAACTTATGATAACAGGAACTTTTAGTAAGATACCACGTAAGAAGAATAGCCATGGATATGGTTGGGCACGTACGTGGTCAGAGAATTTAAATGTAGGTATCAACCATGACAACATTAAAGTTGAAAAGTTATACTTAGACCATGGAGTAAACTTCGGTGGATCTATTAATCTATTCGGTGGATTCAATGATAAACTTAAAGAACATATCGATAATTTTTTACTAGCCGATGAAGTCTATTCACTAGACATTGATATGCCTGAGTATGGAAACATGCTAGCTAAGAGAAAAGATGTCTTAGATAAAGACTGGTGCGCTCGAGTACAAGCTAAATGCAATGCAGCAAAAACATTACTCTCCACAGATCTAGATACGGATTGGTTAACTATAGGTGATTCTCACACAGCAGCATTTGCTCCTGAGGGTAGTATGGTTATTAAGACTGATGGTCTTACTCTTAACGGTTTGATCAAAAGTAATTTCCAATACATACATGACCATATGGCTAAGTGTAATAACCTACAAGGTATCACATTAGTCTTTGGTAATATAGATCTAAGACATCATCTATGCAGATTAGCTATTGATCCAAGAGATATGTGGATAGATCTAAAAAGATTCGGTGATAGTCTGCCAATACCAGTTGAGTATGCAGTGCCATGGCCAATAGAATTTGAAGGTAGAAAATTACCTAAGACAGGTTGGTATAAAGGACAACCTTTTGCTGGCACACGATATGAAAGAGTAATGATGTTAGACAGAATTGAAGAGACCATGGACATGGTAGGCATGAATAAGATTATGTATCCAGAAGAATGGAAGTGCATGGATCCTGAGACTTATGCAAAAGAAAAAATGGAGAACATGTCATCAGTACATATCTCCCCTGAGTGTTATAGAAGAAAACAATTTGGTGAAGAGTATGTACTTTTGACCGATTTCATGATATAATATACCTATCAAATCAACAAAGGAGTAGTAAATGGGAATAATGGATAAATTACAGAAGAACTCTAGAATCAAAGAGACTTCGCAACTTGACAAAAGCAAGTTGTTTAAAGATAAGGATATGGTGACTACACCTGTCCCAATGATTAACGTTGCACTATCTGGTGACCCAGACGGAGGTCTGTCTTCCGGACTAACAGTATTAGCAGGACCATCGAAGCATTTCAAGACTTCGTTCGGCTTGTTAATGGCAGCAGCATACTTGGACAAGTATGAAGATGCTGTATTGTTATTCTATGATTCAGAGTTTGGTAGCCCGCAACAATATTTTGAATCGTTCGGTATCGATACTTCACGTGTTCTACATTCTCCCATTACGAATGTAGAAGAACTGAAGTTTGATCTTGTGTCTCAGTTAGAGGCTATTGAACGAAAAGATAAAGTCATCATTATGATTGACTCTATCGGTAACCTAGCTTCTAAGAAGGAGCTAGATGATGCTATGAATGAGAAGTCTGTAGCAGATATGTCCAGAGCAAAAGCTTTGAAAGGTCTATTTAGAATGACAACACCATACTTGACAATGAGAGATATTCCATTGTTAGCTGTCAACCATACATATCAAGAAATTGGCTTATTTCCCAAGGCGGTCGTATCAGGTGGTACAGGTATATACTACTCCTCAGATAATATCTGGATCATTGGCCGTCAACAGGAAAAGAAAGGAACAGAAATTATGGGCTATAACTTCGTAATCAATGTAGAGAAATCTAGATTTGTACGTGAGAAGTCTAAGATCCCTATTAGTGTTACATGGGAAGGTGGTATTGAAACGTATTCAGGCTTATTAGATGTAGCAATAGAAGGTGGATATGTTGTGAAGCCTACAATCGGTTGGTACTCAAAGGTTGATAAAGTAACTGGTGAGATTGAAGATGCTAAGGTTAGACAGAAAGAAACACTTAAGAAAGAATTCTGGTTACCTATCTTTGAGAAGACAGACTTTAAACAATTCCTTAAGAAGAGATACGAAGTCGGCCATGCTGATATGATTAAGACTGTGCACTCGGAAGACGATTAATGCAGATTGAAACATTAATCTTACGTAACTTAATGCTGAATGAGGATTACACTAGAACTGTAATTCCTCATTTAAAAACTGTATACTTTGAGCAACCTTATAGAGATGTATTCAATGAGATAGTTGAGTTCGTTAATAAGTTTAATAAGCTACCTAGTTCAGATGCTTTAACCATTGAGTTAAGGAATAATCCTAAGATCACACCTGAGTCTCTTGCTCTTATACCTGAGATCAGTGTTCAGGAAGGTGAGCAAACACAAGAGTGGTTAGTTGAAAAGACTGAGAAGTGGTGTCAAGACAGAGCCATATACTTAGCTATTATGGACTCTATAAATATAATAGAAGGTAAGCATGAAACATATGATAAGAATGCATTGCCCACTATATTAAGTGAAGCTTTAGGTGTTAACTTTGATATGAGAGTTGGTCACGATTATGTTGATGACTCTGATGGTCGTTATGATTTCTATCATAGAGAAGAAGAACATATACCATTTGACTTAGAAAAGTTTAATCAGATCACAAAAGGTGGTCTAGTCAAGAAGTCTCTTAATGTTGCCTTAGCAGGTACAGGTGTGGGTAAGTCTTTGTTCATGTGTCATGTTGCCGCTGGTGCTTTAACACAAATGAAAAATGTGTTATATATAACTATGGAGATGGCAGAAGAAAGGATAGCAGAACGTATAGATGCTAACCTAATGAATGTGCCTATTGACCAGTTAGAGAATCTATCGAAAGATATGTTCGATAAGAAGATGCATAAGCTTACTGATAAAGGTGTAGGTAAACTTATTGTAAAGGAATATCCTACAGGAGCAGCTTCGGCTATTCACTTTAGGGCATTACTTAAAGAATTACAGATCAAGCGTGACTTTAAACCTGATCTTATTTGTATAGACTACTTGAATATATGTTCAAGTGCACGTATGAAATCTATGGGTGGATCTATTAACTCATATATTATGGTCAAAGCAATTGCAGAAGAATTGCGTGGCTTAGCGGTAGAGTATAACTTACCTATCCTTACAGCTACACAAACTACTCGTTCAGGATTTGCATCTTCGGATGTAGGTTTAGAAGATACATCAGAATCATTTGGTTTACCGGCAACGGCCGACTTAATGTTTGCTCTTATATCTACTGAAGAGTTAGAAAACCTTAATCAGATAATGGTTAAGCAACTGAAGAATAGATACAATGATCCTACAGGTTCAAACAAGAAGTTTGTACTAGGGATTGACAGGGCCAAGATGAGACTGTACGATGTAGAGGATACGGCACAGACTCTTAATGTAAGAGATGAGCCGGCTAAAATTTCACCGAGATACGATACAGTAGGAGAGGGATTCAGTTATGAGTAAACTAAAACCATATTGGAGTACCACATTGAATAAGGAACATCTAATGAAGATGACTAAAGTTCAATTAGAAAAGCTAGCCCGCAAAGATGGCGTAGAGTTAGACCGACGTGAGAAGAAAGAATCTCTCGTTGAAGAAATATTAGCACTGTAGTGGGTATGATGCATGGCAAGCAGTGGGGTGAGAGATACCTCCACTTGGCCAAAGAAGTATCTACATGGTCGAAAGACCCAAGCACTAAAGTTGGTGCAGTAGCCATTGGAGATAATGGTGAAGTATTAACACAAGGATTTAACGGATTCCCGAGAGGTATTAAAGATTCAGACGAACGATTAAAAGATCGTGAAAGAAAGTACAAATTAGTTGTACATGCCGAGATGAATGCTATATATAATGCTGGGCTTAATGGTATTTCTTTAAAAGGATCTACATTATATGTCTACGGATTACCCGTTTGTAATGAGTGTGCCAAAGGTATTATTCAAGTTGGTATTAAAAAGGTTGTCGCTATGAGACCAGCTGACTATAATAAGAAATGGGACGACTCAATAAAGGATGCCAAAGCTCTATTCAATGAGGCTGAGGTAATGTATTTAATAGATGTGGAGAAAGAATAATGGGTAAGCAAATGATACCTGGAGCTAAGAAAAGAGTGAAAGGTCAACCAAGGTTTGTCAAGGATATGAGTCATAGTACTCACACAGCAAAAAGACATCCTACTTCGAAGAGGCTAAAAAGATAATGTTTAAAAGTTTATTTAATGAAGGGTATTCAAAAAAGTTTATGGATAGGATTGAATTCCGCCGTAAGGAATACTACGAGAATCGCAGGATACAAACAATCAGAAATAATGCTGCGAAGATGGCAATGAATTGGACACATGAGTATCCAACAGGAACTCCCCTTGGTTATATCAGAGATGACATAATCGAATCATGGGAACGTTCGGCAGGTGTTGGTATCTATGCAGGACTTGATAAGAAGCAAAACATACCAGTAACTGCAAGTCAGATGGAAGGAGTACAAACTCTGGTTGATCAAGTCAAAGGCATTGAGCCAATGGCTCAGAAATATCCAAAGCCAGAGCCACGTGGTACACGTAAAGACCCTGCTCTAA